GCACATCATTATCTACCAACATTCAAACAACCAGAAGTAAGAATGATGTTAGTGAGTTATGCTGCAATGGAAGCAGTACATCAAGAGGCATACTCTTTACTTTTGGAAACTCTAGGTAAATCTGACGATATGTATAGAGAGTTTATGGATATACATGCTATGGCAGAGAAACATGAATATTTAGCTAATTTTAATATGGACACACCACATGAAATGGCAAAGACTATGGCAGTCTATAGTGGATTTACAGAAGGAGTACAACTATTTAGTAGTTTTGCGATACTTCTTAACTATCCACGACACAACCTTATGAAAGGTATGGGTCAGATTGTTACATGGTCTATTCGTGATGAAAGCCTTCATGTTGAAGGATTGTGTAAATTATTTAGAACTTTCATATCAGAAAATCCAGAGTTGTGGACAGATAAACTTAAGTATGAAATCTACTGTGCAGCCGAAAGGACTGTGGAACTTGAAGATAAGTTTATTGATGTCTGCTTTGCAAAGGCACAAGTACCTGATTTGACAGCAAAAGAAGTGAAAGAGTATATTCGTTATATTGCGGATAGAAGATTACTTCAGCTAGGTATGAAGAAAATTTTTCATAGCACGGAAAATCCGTTGCCTTGGATTGATATGCAAGTTAATGCAGTTGAGCATACCAACTTTTTTGAAAACAGAGCTACTGAGTATGCTAAGAGTAGTACCCAAGGAAATTGGGAAGATGTATTCGTTTAAGGAAATATTATGAGCACTGTAGAAAAACCAGCTGTAGTAGTAGACGATAAAAAGTATCTTATCGAAGACCTTTCCGATGAAGCTAAAACATATGTAGCTACAATTCAAAATCTTGGAGTGAAGTTACAAAATCATCAAATGAAGGGTTTACAGCTACAAGCTGCACAAGAATCTCTAACAAACAAATTAAGAAGTTTAATTAAGGATTCACCATCGCAAGATGAAGTTGGAGATAATACTCCAATAATGTAACAAAAAGGGGCGAAAGCCCCTTTTTTATTGACAGTTTCTAAACCCTTGCGGTAATCCTAGACATATTCTACCATCATATAATTTTTGTCCTTCAATATCAGAATCTTCATTATTATAATGTAAGAATACTTGACCACAAGTTTCTCCCTCAAAAGGCTCTCTCCAATGTTCTAAATCACAACCACGATATATCAACATATCGCCAGGATTTAAATTTACTTCTATTCCTTTTTTATTTTCTTGTCCACTAGGCTCTAAGTATATTGGCCAAGAATCTCCTCCTAAATTAAGAGTAGTAGATATTTCGCAACTATCTCTATCTTTATGTCTTTTTAAAATGTCACCTTTTTTATATACTCTTGTATAAGAATAGTTAGGAAAAAGTTTAAGTTTTGTAGTTTTTTCCATCAAAGGTTGCATTTTTTCTAGTAAAGTATCCATTAAAAGATCTCCATAAACACTATAAGTATCAGGGATTTGATTATCATTCCAAGTTCCATAATCAAAACAAAAAGGAGAAATTAATTTATTCTCAAATAGTGCGGTTGCTAATTTTCTTTTATTTAGTAAATAGCTATAAAAAATATCTGCTTCATTTTTAGAGAGTACTTTTCTTACTATTGCATATTTATTTTTATCAAATCTCATATTATCTAAATGGTAGTCCTAAATTCCAACATACTAGAGAGTGTCTAGTACCTTTTGTTACTGGTTTTATTCTGTGCCAAACAAAAGAAGGGAAAACCACAATACTACCTTTTGGTTTTATTTCTGTACATACTATTTTTTCAGGTACATCATTATTATTTCTAAGATCAAACTCTAAATCTCCGCCTTCATACTCATCTTCATGTGATAAAGTTAGAGTCATACTAAGTTTTCTTATTTTTCCATGTTCATTTGGGCTATCGGGTAAATTATAGGGAGTTTGATGAGAGTCACAGTGCCAGTCATAGTATTGACCTTTTTTATATTCTGTGAATTGACAATTTTGTGACCAATCCCATTGAAAGTTCCAACCTGCATTTTCATTTGCAGCATTGATAAAAGGGTGAATTTCTTTATAAATCCATTTTTCTGACAACCAAACTATATCTGATTTTCTTTTTTTCTGTATATTTTTTAATTCGTCTGGAGATACATCTTCTATCTTTTTTGCTCCACTTCCTGTTAAAGCTGTTTGTTTTTCTTGCTCTAGTCCAAAACGAATTATATCGTCACATATTCGTTCAGGTATTGCTTTTTCAAAGTACCAATAGTAGTAATGTAAATTCAATTTTTAGTTTATCCAATTATTATTTGTTATTTGTCTATATATTGTTCTCAAAGTCCAAAAGCCACCTGCACTAGTGATACCAGGTTCTTTTACTACCACTATACCAGATCCTCCTGCTGCTCCTGAGCCTCTTTGACCACCAGGCGAGGCTCCTCCACCTCCACCTCCTCCTCCGAGGTTTGCTGAACCAGCTGTTCCTGCAGTTAATGGTGCTGGGGTATCTGGTATAGGTGATGCTCCACCTTCTCCACCACCTCCAGCGCCTCCGGCGCCACCATAAAGAGTAGCTCTTGGTGGGGCATTTACTTCACCATGTCCGCCACCGCCACCTCCTGCATAAGTCACATCTGAGCCAGTTATTGTAGAAGGTGCTCCTGCTCCTCCATTTCCTGCAATTCTTGTTTTGGTTGGTGTTGGTGTTCTTGTAGTAGGTGCAGCTGCACCTGCTCCTCCGCCTCCACCTACAAAAGCTAGTGCTGGTGGAGCTGGATGTCCATAACCTGGATTACCTTGTGGAGGACTTACAGGTGGTACATTACCTGAGCCTGCAGTAATACTTTCTTCGGCAAAACCTCCGCCTCCAGAGCCTCCATCACCTCCTGAAGCGCCTCCGGCAATATGAGTACCGTTACCTCCTCCTGCTGAAGTTATTGAAGAGGGAGTGCCAAGGACTGAATTACTTCCGCTTGCTGCTGCATTGTTATTTGGTGCTCCACCTGCTCCACCACCACCTACGGTTATTGGATAAGGTGAGTTACCAGATACTGGTGTTGAGCCTGTTCTCATACCACCAGCACCTCCACCACCTAAAGCACCTCCGCCTCCTCCTGCAACTACGAGATATTCTAGTGTTGTAGTTGTGGGCTGTGTTGTTAGTGTACCACTTGAATTAAAAGTGGTTATTGTATCACTTGTAGTTGATACTGATTGTACTGCTCCGATAAGTCTAGGCATTATTCTGTCCAATTATCAGAACTTACGTATTCAAAATGTGATTGTAAATCCCACATACCTGAAATTCCTTTTGTTCCTGTAGGTTCATTGACTATAACAACGCCTGAACCTCCTGCAGCTCCATCTGCAGCAGCGTTGTGTTGTCCACCACCACCGCCACCACCGGTGTTTGCAGTTCCAGCTTGTGCAGCGGTTGAACCATCAGTTCCTCCGCCTCCGTTACCACCACCGCCTGGGCCTCCAGTTCCTCCGTTTCCTTGAAAGTGACCACCACCTCCGCCTCCACCGGCATAGGTAGTATCAGTTCCAGAAACTGTAGAAGGTGAGCCTGCACCACCATTTCCGCCTGCAGGGCCATTTGATGTTCCTGTATTACTGTTAGAGCCTACTGCTCCTGCTCCACCACCGCCTGCACCAGAGCCAGTAGTAGCTGGAGATACTATATTAGCAGTACCTCCGTTATTTCCTTGAGATGGGGATACTGGTGGTGTATTACCTGCGGCAGCTGAACCTGGAAATCCTGGTTGGTCTGGAGCTGTTGCTCCTGATCCGCCTCCTGAACCTCCTGCTCCTCCACTACCTGCACCATTTGCTCCGCCAAAACCACCACCTGCAGAAGTATTTGAAAAAACTGATGAATTACTTCCAGCTGTGCCTGCAGCACCTCCACCTGATGGACTTGCTCCTGCTCCACCGCCACCTACAGTTACGGGATATCCTGTATTAGCTGAAACTGGAACACCTGTTAGATTTCTAAAGCCTCCAGCTCCACCGCCACCTCCATAAAATTTACTTCCACCGCCACCGCCTCCAGCGACAATAAGAACATTTACTGATGTGGTTGAAGGTTGTGTTGTAAAAGTTCCACTTGAATTAAAAGTGGTTATTTTAGGAGCATTATTAGTGCCTGGTGTATTTTGAACACCAAAAACACCTCCATTAATGTTTGCCATTAGACTTCACTCCAAGAAAGTGCAGATGAATCCCAAATATAATTTGTGTCATCATGCTTTCCAGTCCATCTTAAATTACTCTCGTCCCAGTCTATAAGTAGAACATTAGAACCTACTTCATCAGTTGATGGATATGTAACTGGAGCCTGCCAATCATCATTAGAATCTAATGACCATGAGTTATAAGGTTGTGGTGCTATAAACTTATTTTTAGAACTATCATAAGTATATCCAACACCTGCGTATTGTTTTCTAGCATTATTGTTGTAAGAAGTTTGTTTCCAAGAAACACCACCTGTTTGATGTGGTACTATACTTGCTACAAAAGTTTCTGCACTTGTTGAGTAATCTCCACCATTTGAATTAACATCATCATTAGAGATGACTACAACTCTTAAAACTTCGTTACTTGAATTTAATTCTGCAAAATGAGCCATTTAATTCCTCCTTAAGCATCGTCTAAGATTTCTCCTGAGACTACATACTCTAAATCACTATTTGCACTTGCTAATATTCTCAACAAATCTGTTTCGTCTAAATATATAGATGAATTTTTATCTATTACAACTAACGTTGCATCTGCGGGAACGCTTACAGTTGATGCAATTTTTCTATAATTACTTCCATTATCTACACTTACACTAAGTGTTAAATCTGCTGCATTACTACCATCTACATTTGATACAATAACTGTA